GAAAAGATGCGCAAGCCCGGCGCCAAAGGAGCGCCAACGGCCGGTGCATTTAAAAAGGCTGCCAAGACAGCAAAGAAGAAGGCTAAAAAATGAGTGAAGCAATGAAACTGCTCCAGATGAAAATCGGAGTAACGGCTGACGGAAGTTTCGGCCCGAACACGGCGCGTGCAATCGCCAAGCATTACGAGCTGTCACCTAATCGTGGCGCGCATCTGCTGGGTCAGTCGCACCACGAGAGCGGCGGTTTTAAGCGCACGACTGAGGGTTTGTATTACTCAACACCCGAGCGCATCCAAGCCGTATGGCCGTCACGTTTCCCGACGGTCGAAAGCGCAGAGCCGTATGCCAAGAACCCGCAAGGTCTGGCAAACAAAGTTTACTCCAGCCGAATGGGAAATGGAGATGAGGCCAGTGGTGACGGCTTTGCATTTTCTGGAAAAGGTTTCCTTCAGCTCACGGGCAAATCAAACGTCAAGGCCTTTGCAGCAGACATGGACTTGCCGGAGGTGCTGGAGTATCCATCCAAGCTGTCTGACGAGTATGCGTTCGAGACGGCCCTGTGGTTTTTCCAGAAGAACGGCCTGTTTGCAATTGCTGATGACGGTGTAAGTGATGACACCATCAAGCGGATCACTCGCCGGGTCAATGGAGGCTTCCACGGTCTCGAGGATAGGGTTAACCAGACCCGGAAGATCCACACTTGGCTACTGACCTGAGCAAGTGCCTGCACAAGACCAGAAAGCCAGCGCGGCGGTAGGCCGGGCGGGGGAGCATTTAGCCCTTGCCCACCTGTCGCTCGCTGGCTACTCCTGCACTTTGTGCCAGATCAAAGACCACGACGCGTATATACAAACGGATACACGCACCCTGACCTTGCAAGTTAAGACCGCCAGCAAGATGTGCCGTAATAACAAAAAATATAAATTCCACACGCCAAAAAGAAACGTAGATGCGTCAGATGTTTTTGCGTTTGTGTCCATTGACCTTGGTGCTGTGGTTTTTCGCCGGGGCGATGAGTTGTCCACAGTTACAACATATATTTCACCTAAAGAGTTTTTAAGCGAAAAGCCGTCGATGCAGAAAGTGCTCGACAGCTTCAAATAGTATCTTGCGCCCCAGAGCGGTCTTGAATAGAAGGTCTGAGCGGGTGGCTATCATCACAAGTAAAACCAGCTTGCCACGGGAATGGACAGTTGTTTAACCTCGGATGACGTTGCTACAAATGTGCCAACATTAATAAAAAAACCAACGGCCACCCGCACGACTTCAAAATATTATTGCGACCAGCATCATCAGGCCAGCGCCGCTTCCGAAGCCGAAGACAGCTCCGACCAAGCCAGCGATGTGGATTTTGCGCTCTATCTCTTGGTCACTCATCCCCACACCTCCTCGAAGCAGTCGTCAAACGTGAATGGCGTTTTAGAAAACATCCAGCGCCACTGCTTTTTTACGCGCCCCTCGATATGTATATACTCGCGACGGCGGTGCAACTTGCCCTGCTCCCACATGCGCTTGAGGTAGCACGCGGCCCGCGGCACGCTCTCATCGAGCATGGCGGCGGCCTCAGTGGCGCTAAATACTAGCTCATCGTCCAACATATCCATGAGGCGATTTATGTCTCGCACGACGCGCTCAGCGCGCTCCTCAGCCTCCACTCCGGCCTTGCGGTGCGTCTCTTTATATGACCGACGTTCCGCCACTGGGAGAGGCCCACGTTTATCCGGCTGCTCCATGTGCATGCGCTTCTCAAACTCGAGCATGTCGTGGCCCAGCTTGATCTCACGCGCCACCTTGATGTCTGTCACGCCCTTTAGCTTCTGGACCAGCTTCTGGTGCGGCGTCAAAGCTCTGGATCCTTTAAAGCTCGCCTCAACGCCTCGAGCAACGACGATAGCTCCTCCGCTGTCTGCTGGACGTATGGCTGGCCGCGCAACTTGCTTCGCTCCATCAGGACCGACGTCACCCGCTCGATCCGGCTCAATAATCTGTCGACTTTTGTGTCCACGACCCCCACTCCTTTTTACTACGTCAATGTTAAATTCTCTGACTGCATTATGCACAGTCGATGCCGAAATATTCAGATATCGAGCGATCTCGATATTGCACAGCCCGAACTCCGCACACTCTCTGATGCGCCGCACCATTTCACGTCGATCATACGGGCTCGGCATCTTCGTCCTCCTCATCTTCGGGCGGGTCAACTTCACCCAGCCCGCCGCAATGTTCGCAAAGCACAGTTTCGATAACTGGCTCCCCGATGTCTCGGGTTGCTGACTGCATCAGGAAGCTGGTTTCCTCCAGAGTGCCCTCCCCATGGCACTCTGGGCACGCCAGCCGCTTCGGGTCCGTCCAGATCCATTCGTCCATCATGTGGCGCACTCCGCGGCGCAGGCGGCGTATCCGGCGGCGTCGATATAGTTGTCGCCGTGTTTTGGGTTCGACTTGGCTCTAGCGGCCTTCAGTAGAACCATCATGATGCCTACTTGAGATGGGGATATCTCACGCCCAAGAAATTCGCCCCAGAATGCGGCGATGGTCATGAAGTTGTCCTCCATGTCGCCGTGATCTTCTGCGCGATCTTTGGTGACGTATTCCTTGGCGGTGTCCAAGACTTCCGCGCGTGTCAGTTTAGTCATGTGTGGTCTCCCAGTGTGTTGAACGCGCCTTGGGGCGCATTGGCTCTTCGACATTAGCGTTCACTGTGCAGGCGATCAACAGCCCGCACAGTGATGTCCAAGCGATCAGGATCGCCCAGTCTTGTTTCGTCGGCATCACTTGAGCAGCCGCCGCACGTCGGTGCACCAGACCGTCTGAGACGCCTTGGACTGGCCGCTTGTCTTGAAAACCTTAGCGCAGGAAATGTCACCGCTGGTGAACATATTGTTGAGCACAGTCCCGGCGTCGCTATTCTCAACACCAGCAACAGCCGCCAGCTCGGACGCGATAAATGGTTCGCCACTCATTTCCGGCACAGCGGCGCGGACGATGTCAGACACTGTAAGCTCGGGCAGGGCGTCATCTTCCACCTCGTCCTCCTCGACTTGTTCTTCAAACAGGTCGCGCAGTGGAGAAAATACACTTTCATCTTCGGAGGCGCTGCTGGCGTCCAGATCGGCCGCCTCTGCAAACGTGATAAACCACGGCGTCTGACCGGATCTGTCGTGGCGATTTTCGACGACGCCGGCGCGATACTTGCGGCCGACCTCGAGGTTGGCTGCTGACACGACCGAGTTGGGCACATATGCCTGCTCGAATGTATCAGTCAAAACGGCGAATGCGTGGTAGTCGCCGGTAAAAGTTATTGTGATTTCTTTGAGCATAATGCTCTCCTTCTGAGTTTGTGGGGGCGCGTGGCCCCCGGTTGGGTTAGTCTTGCTTTGTTGACTTCAAGACGCCTGACTTGCAGGCTTCACGGTTCCAGTCGTTGGTGCCAACAACACACCACTCCCATTGAGTTTCAGCCTCTGGGTGGCCAATGTGCCAAAGCACCGAAAACTCACCTATACAAAAGCAAATTGCGCCAACGCCAAAATCTTCTGCCTTGATGGCGTGGTTTTTGTTTTCCACCAAGTTGGTGGCCCCTTTGTGCCAAGTCCACTTGATGCCAGCCTTGCCGCCAGCAACGGGATCAACATTTTTAGGATCAGCCAGCTCTACCTTGAAGGTGTTTCCGCTTTTTTCAACAAGCGAGCCGCCGGTAGAATTGGCAACTGCAATGTCGCCAAGCAAGTCGCCCTTAGTGCCGTTTGTGAAATCGAATACTTTCATGTCCGTGTTCCTTTGTTTCTGTCTATATTGTTAACATAGGGGTAACAGCACACCCTTGCAAGTGCTAAATGTTCACATAATCGAAAAAATGTTATAGGGTGCCAGAGTGACATTTATGGAGGATCACATGCTGGACGATCAAACCAAAGAGCTGGTGCGCAATCTTAATAACCCGCACCGGGTCGTAAACATCATGGCGCTGTTCAAATTTTGCGAGCAGGCGGCGACCATCATCCAAGACCAAGCGGCCGAGCTGCACCGCGCAGCCGCAGACGCGCTTGAGGCGCAGCCGAAGAAGACTGCGCCCAAGAAAGCTGCGAAGAAGTAGTGGTTAGCGGGGGCCGGTCAGCATCTCATATGGAGATGGAAGGCCGGCTGCCTGCGCCGACATGCCTGTGCCAAGCAGGCCGCTCGTAACTGTCGACCTTGTTGCCTCGCCAGTTTCTCTGGCAGCCTGTATGCCCGGAGCAGCGCGCTCCATAGCTTGAGCCTGACGCATCAGATCGTCTGGCGTCATGCGGCGGGATAAGACCGGAGCCAACTGCTCTTGAGCGGCGCGTATGCGATCCGCTTGGCCGCCTCCAGCCAACGCAACATCAGCCGCCATTGACGCTGGCGCATTAAGTATGCCCTCTTTGCCGATGCGCTCACCGAAAGACGGAGTTATAAGCTCCTCGAAGCGCTTCTGCACCGCCTGGCGTATTGCCGTCTTGGAGTTTTGAGCGACAGAGGCGGCCATCATCATGGCGTCGCTGGCTTCTCGGATCTTGTTCGACATTTTCTCGAATCCGACATCGCCAAGCACCATCTGCATTTTTGTTGCCACGGCTCGAGTATTCATCGCTTTAAGTTGCGCCAGAGCCTCAACCACTTCGGCGTCAGTCCGCTTGGATGGATTGACCTTTGCGTTTGCAGCAATTTCATCAAGGCGGTTTCTCAGCGCAGTCCTGACCTGCTTCAGCTCGGTCGGCCCCATGACATCTAAGGCGATCTGCACTTCCTCGCGCGTCACTGACGGGCTCAACAAGTCGGTGCCAAGGTCTGCGGCGATCTTCTGGTCGATGGCATCCTTGCCAGCCGCACGCGCCGCTGCATAATCTGGGCTGACTTCGTCAAGCGCGTTTCGCATTTGGATAGCCAGAGCAGTCTTGGAGCGATACCCCTCGATATCGCCAGACCTCTTGAGCTCTTGGGCTCGGCTGTGCAGGCGACGCGTGACGTAGTCCAGCGTTTCGACAGTCGGCGTCCGCATGGCGATATAGTTGCCGTCGACGTCGTATGTTATCTCGACGCCGTTTTTACTTTTCAGTATTTTATTCGCCTGCTCTTCGCTGACGCGCGTCGGCACCATATAGTCAAACTCTCCGCCAGCCTCGCGCATTAACGTGGTGGCGCCGGTTAAGTCTTCTGGGGCCACGCGAGTATATAGGTCAAGCACAGCGTCTGAGGCGTCTTCACCGGGGGTTATTTGAGACGTGTATGCGCTGCCGTACAGCTCACGGCGCGCTTGGGCTGTGTCAGCCATAATGTCAGCCTTCTGGCCAATCTTGCCGGCAGTCACAGGCCCGAGCACATCATCCAGCGTGGTCGACAAATCTCGTGACGCTGCCAGAGAAGTCTCGTTAAGGTTTGATCGAACCACCGCCGCGCCCTTGCCCGGAGTGTTTGCAACTACGTCGAGCAAATTTGACATATTGGGGCCGAGGGTCGCCAAGTTACCGTAGGGGGTGTTGGCCGCGGCTGTGGCGCCAAAGCCGTCAGCCTCCACTGCGTCTTTGATTAGTTTTCGCGCGTCACCCTTTGCGCCAATTTTGCTGATCTCAGACCGAACAGGCATCTCCGCCTTTAGGCGACTAATTCCGCCGGCGATTGAGCCAATGATCGGGGCAATAGCTCCAGCGGTAGCGCCAAATACGCCGCCGACTTGCGCCTGCTGTCTAGCCTCCTCCGCGCCACCTTCGCCGTAACCTGCGACAGCACCTTCAGCGGCGCCTATGCCGGTTCCGTACCCGACACCCTGAGCGGCACGCCCAAGGCGCGTGGGCGCGTTTATTAAGCGGTCAGCGCCAGACGCTATTCCAACGCCGGCGCCAGTCGCGAGGCGACCAGCAGCGGTCAAGCCAGGAAGCTCTGCCTCCTGAGACCCTATGGCTGCTCGGATTGTTTCCTCGCTGATATTTGGGTTCACTGCGGCCATAGCCGGCTCAACGTATCCGCGAGCAAACGGAAGACCTTTGCCAAACATACTCGCCAGTGTAGTGAAGCCCTCGCCAACAACATCGCGAGACATCTCGCCTCCCACAACTTTTTTAAAATCTCCACCCTCACGCATAATGCTGGTTATGGTCCCCTGATCCGCGGATACATATGCGCCCTCCGGGTTCACATAATTCATCTGCCGCGTCTTGCGGTTTTGCGTGATGTAGCCGCCGTCCGGGTATTGCTTTAGCAGCGTAGAGCCCTCGGGGATGTTTATGGCGGATGCTGCCGCATCTGCCGCTCTTGCGCGCTCCATAAAGCGAGCGGCCGCGGAGCTGTCTCCAGCCGCATGTGCCTGCCGCGCTTGGTCTCTCAACTGTGCTGATGTGGAAGCCATATTAGTCCCTTAGTTTGTCGTTGGCGGGTAGAGGTTGTCCAGATCTTCGTCGCTAAGTGGCTCAGCGGGATCTGTTGATCCACCCGAAGGAACCACTGGCCCCGCGTCCGCGGTCCACGACGGCTTGCTTCCAAATATTCTAAGCAACCCATCAAGTGCCCTTTGCCCATTAGGGTTACCAGCGGCCGCTTGCTCCTCGGCGTCCCTAAACGCGTCAGCTATGAGGTTTTGATACGTTGTCTGAATGCGTTTCAAAGCTATTTTAGCCGTCTCTGGCCCCTTAGACAGATCCAGATTGGTTAATTGAGTTTCCAGCGCGTTAAACTCTTTCTCATTAAGTGCGCCCATGGTTGCGCCTGTGGCTTTAAGAGATTTCAGCGCCTCAAGAGCAAGATTTGATCTTAAAGTTGTGGCTAAACCTTCAGCAATGTTAGCAGCTGTTCCGGGAATGTAACTAAGAAGTGACCCCATTACGCCTGTGGTCATTTTAGGGTCGCTATCAATCAAATTGAGCAACCTATTAACGTCTTCAAGCTGAGTGGCTGCCTGAGAAGAGCCGCCTATAGCGGCGGCCTGCGCCTGCTCTTGCCTCGCAATTTCCGCCATCATTGCGGTAAACTCTGGAGCCTGTATCGCGCCAGCCGCAAGTGCCTGCTGTAGCTTTAATCGCTTCCCATCGAAGGTCTCTCCACCTGCGACTGGGCCTAAAGCGCTTTGCATTATTTCCCGCTGCTGTTCCACCGCCTTCGCCTTGCGGCCCATATCTATCTGGTCGTTGATCGCCTTGAGGGTGCTACTGAATGCGCTGCCCTCTTTGCCCTGCAACGCAAACCCGGCGTCTTTGATGGCGCCAAACGCCAACATCATGCGCTGCTGACGGTTTAAATTGCTGAATTGGTCCGTGGCCTCCTGCGGCCCGAAGAGCATGTCTCCCAACCCGCCTGACTTTGGAGCGGTCAACTGCTCCTGAGTTACCGCAGCCGCCGCTGGCACAGCGTTCATAGCTCCCGCCACGGCCGCTGGGTCCATAGAGCCGGCGTTTAGTGCGGCAGCCTGCGGATCGAGAGTGGTCGCCATGCCCTCTGCGACCTGAGCAGCGGAAACTGGATCTGGAAGCGCTCCGGGATCGACGTCGTCTTG